AACAGCGTGAACTACCGTATTGCGGCGTTTGACTATTATCTGAATTGCGGCGATACGCAGACCACAAAGCACCACATTGTCGTCGTTCCCGATACCTGTCTGTATAATGCGCAGATGAACAGCACGGACATTACGACAGGCGGTTATGTCGGCTCGAAAATGTATACGGCGAACCTTGCGACGGCAAAGACCACTATCAAGACAGCGTTCAGCGGACACGTCCTCTCTCACCGTATCTATCTGACAAACGCCGTGACGGACGGCAGAGCTTCCGCTGGTGCGTGGTGCGATTCCGAGGTGGATTTGATGAACGAGCAAATGGTTTACGGGTCTGGTATTTTCAGTCCTGTTTCCAGCGGGTCGAGTGTTCCTGCAAATTACAGGGTCGAGAAGTCGCAGTTACCGCTGTTCCAGCATGAGCCGAGCAGGATTTGTAACAGAAATAACTGGTGGTTGAGAGACGTTATTGCCGCTTCCCATTTCGCCTATGTGTACGCCGGCGGGAATGCGGCCTACGGCAACGCCAGTAACTCTAATGGCGTGCGCCCCGCTTTCTGTGTATCTTAAATCTGCGCCCCCTTGTGGGGCGCATTAGGAGGTAAGTTGAAATTATGTCTGTATTAAAGAGCAAACGAAAAGATTCTCAATTCGAGGTATTTCACCATCTCTACAAAATGAGAAAAGACATTACGGATTTGCTTCTTCGTGATTTCGGTTACAACGAACACAAGGCGTTAAAATCCCTTGAGAAAAAGTTCGGCGGCAGAACTTACGAGCAGTTGAGCGAAGCAGAGAAAGTCCAGTATGACAGAAGAAAACAGCGTGACGAAGCGTTCAGCGCATGGTTTATTATCGACCAGCGCAAGGCGATTGTAGACAGCTTGCGAGCTATCACCTCTTACGTTTATCGGGCAAACAGTATCTACCCCATGTATATGGAGGAACTTATCGAGCGCAGGGTCTACCAAGATAAGGCAATCGGTGAGTGTTATGCGCTCACACAGGAATTGCAGTACGCTATCGAAACGCTCCCTGTTGACGTAGACAAGTATCTGCCGTTCGGTGAAATGATACAGACAGAAATCAACCTCATTAAAGGCTGGCGCAAGTCAGACAATAAATTCAAAGGGGCAATTTCTGATACCGCTTCCAATTTCGCCAATGTGAACAACAACGGGAATGCGAACTACAACAACGCCAGTAACTCTAATGGCGTGCGCCCCGATTTCGATTCTGGGAATGAAAATATGCGGCATTAGACCGTTTCCCAGACAAAGAAAGGAGAAATTGTCCCTCCGTGATAACGGTAAATACTAAACACGACACCGACGCTTACGAGCGTGCCTGTAATGGGCGAAATGGTTATCAGCGTGACATATTTAATGGTAATTCGCTCTACGACGCATTTCGCAGAGCTGAAAAAGGTAGTGATTGGAAACCACAGGTACAAAAATTTGAAATGACTTATCTGCTGTCATTATCAGAAATGCAGAAACAGTTGATGAACAGGAAGTATGAATTTCTCCCAGCGAGTGAGTTTATTATCCACGAACGGGGAAAGACGAGGGTTATTAGAGGTGAGCAGATACAGGACAGGATTGTGAAACACGCCCTCTGTGACGAGGTGTTGAATCCAGTCATGCGAAAGTATCTGATTTATGACAACGGCGCAAGTCTGGTAGGGAAAGGGATTGATTTCACCCGTAAACGGTTGCTTCGTCACCTCCACAGGTTTTATATGCTGAATGGGTCGAACGAGGGACATATCGCCCTGTTTGATTTCTCGAAGTATTACGACAATCTCCTGCACAGCGTTTTGAAAGACCTTTTCAGAACGTATGTTGAGGACGAGACGGCGTTGTGGCTGTTGGATAAGACGATTGACCGTTCCAGAGTAGATGTGTCGTATATGGACGAGTACGAATATGAGCATTGCCTTAACGCCCTGTTCAATTCGCTTGAGTATGAGAAAATCGACAAACGGTTACTCACGGGCGAGAAGTTTATGGGAAAGCACCTATATGTGGGCGACCAAGTGGCGCAGACGGCAGGGATTTCATATCCGATACCCGTTGACAATTATATCAAGATTGCACGGGGCGAGCCGTTCTATGGCAGATATATGGACGACGGGTACGTTATCCATAAAAGCCACGAGCATTTGGAGGAACTGCTGGCAGACGTTACGGAGGTTGCGGCAAGCGTGGGTATCACCATAAACGAAAAGAAAACCCACATTTACAAGCTCTCCGAGCTGTGGCGGTTTCTGCAAATTCAGTATTCGCTCACCGATACGGGCAGGGTGATACAGAAAATCAACCCGAAGCGGCTCACCGTCATGCGGCGCAAGATGAAGAAGCTCGCTCCGAGAATGACGACGGAGGATTTCACGAACTGGTTCAACGCATGGTTTGACAATCATTACAAGATTATGAGCAACAAGCAGAAAGAGAACATGAAAGAACTGTTCTCACAATTAAAGGAGGTAACACTATGAGCTACACAATCACTCTCGCTGACGGTCAGAAAATCACCGACCTTGAAAAGAACGGCGATAACTACGTCAGCAAAACCAAGGTTGACGAGAGCATTTTCACGGACAACCTCTCTACCATGACCGTCTCTGACGGCGAAACGGAAACCGAGTACAAGGACATGGTTTTCACACAGCAAATGGAATGGTCTGACGGCACGTTCTATCTCGCTTTCCATGAGAAGTCGGAGGAAGAAAAGTCGGCAGAGAACATTACCGATTTACAGGTGGCACTCGCAGAAGTGTACGAAATGATTTTAGGAGGTAATTCATAATGGCTAAGATTTATGCGGCACTTATCAGAAAAGGTATCAAGACGATTGACGACGTTCCCTCACAGCTCAAGGAAGCCGTTGAGAAGCTGTTGGAGGAATAAATGGTAATCCGATTTTTCGATTACTGTTTATGTATTATTCACCGAAAGGAGGTGGAGAAAATGGCGGTTATCTATGTGGCACTCATTATCAAAGGCAAGCGCACTTATGCGTCCGTCCCTGCTGTTCTCAAGGCGAAAGTCAAGGAGCTGCTGACCGACCTTGAACTGGACGACCTTATCACAGAGTAAGGGAAATGGAGGGGAGGTTCGTCCTCCCCTCGAATCTGGCGAAAGGAGGTAGAACCAATGGTGACTGTTACTACGCTGATAGCGGCTGTTTTCGCAAGTACGGGGTTCTGGACGTTCATTACTTATCTCATACAGCACAAGTATGAGAAAGACAGCATACAGGCGCAGATGTTGAAAGGTCTGGGGCATGACCGTATTTGCTGGCTGGGCGAGAGCTATATCAAAAGAGGGAACATAACAAAGGACGAGTACGAAAATCTCCATGATTACTTATATGTTTCCTATCAGAAGCTCGGCGGCAACGGTACGGCAGAAAAGATTATGAAAGATGTTGACCGTCTGCCGCTCGTAGAAAAGGAGGGTTGAAATGGGTTTTACAGAACAGATTGCAACCTATGTCAAAAAGCACGCTCCCTCTTATGGTATCAAGGTATATAGCCCGATTATCGCACAAGCGATTCTTGAGAGCGGAAAAGGCATGTCCGAGCTGGCGGTCAACGCTCATAATTATTTCGGACTGAAATACCGTAAGGGACGGTGCAAGACTTGTATAGGTATCTACACCATGACGGGGAGTGAGCAGAACAAAGACGGCTCGTATACGAGTTCTTCTATGCAATGGTGCAAATTTGCAGATATGGAGAATGGCGTAATCGGATATTTTGATTTTATCAATGTCTCAAATTACGCCAATCTCAAAGGGGTTACAGACCCGAAAACTTATCTTGACAGGATAAAGGCTGACGGGTATGCTACCTCGCTCAAGTATGTCGATAACCTTATGAGGGTTATTGAGAGCTATGGTCTTACAAAATATGACGAAAAGGAGGAAAACACTATGGCTTATACAAACAGTTCTCTGGTGGTCTACACCAAGTTAAGTCCGAATCATTCTGGAACGAGAACGCACTCCATTGACCGTATCACGCCGCATTGTGTGGTCGGACAGCTCTCGGCAGAGAGTATCTGCGGCTGTTTCACCAGCACGTCCAGACAGGCGAGCTGTAATTATGGTATCGGTTCGGACGGGCGTATATCGCTGTGCGTGGAGGAAAAGAACCGCTCGTGGTGCAGTTCCAGCAGTGCGAACGACCAGAGGGCAATCACGATTGAGTGTGCGTCCGATAAGGACGCTCCGTATGCAATGACGGACGCTGTTTACCAGTCTCTTATCAATCTCTGTGTTGATATTTGCAAGAGGTACGGTAAGACGAAGTTGCTCTGGTTCGGCGACAAGACAAAATCGCTGAATTACAGTCCGAAGTCTGACGAAATGGTAATCACCGTCCATAGGTGGTTTGCGAATAAGTCTTGTCCCGGAGATTGGCTTTACAATCGTCTGGACGACCTCGCCGCACAGGTCACAAAGAAGCTGGGCGGCTCTACTACCACAAGTGGGACAAGCACAAATACCAGCACTCTTTACAGGGTGCGTAAGACATGGGCTGACAGCAAAAGTCAGATTGGTGCGTACAAGAATCTTGCCAATGCCAAGAAAATCGCCGACAAGAACGCTGGTTACTCCGTCTTTGACGCAGACGGGAACGTGGTCTACACGGGAGCAAATACCAGCTCCGACACTTCCAGCTTTGCGGCGTACAAAGTCAAGGTGACGGCGAACGTGCTGAATATTCGTAAAGGTGCTGGCACGAACTACGGCACGAACGGCTCTATCCGTGACAAGGGTATCTACACCATTGTTGCAGAAGCAGACGGCAAGGGCGCAAGCAAGTGGGGCAAGCTGAAATCTGGTGCTGGCTGGATTTCCCTTGACTACACGACCAAAGTTTGAGTAGCAGGAAAAAGACAAAAAGACCCGTAGAGTTTTCCAAGCTGATACTGATTTTTGCGGCTATCGTAAATGTTGCCGTGATAGGG